TTTGTCTTAGTGAAACTTTTAATAATATTAGATAACCTATTAAGTCTGTTACTGTGTCTTCTGTTTTATCGTTTATGCCTTTGTTTTTAATTCTAGATAGTTTGTCATCTATTCTAGCACTAATAGCCTCTATTGAATCTAGCTTGCTAAATATAGCTATTGGATTATTAGCTGTGTCTCCATAGTCAGCATTCTTTTGTAGTAGTAGTTCTGTAACTTCCTCAGCTATTTTTTTTATTAGATATTCTGTTTTCATAGTTTCTCACTATTCTCAATGACTTGTTTTATAAATGAGTCAGGTAGTCTCCTCCATTTTCTTCTAGCTTCCATAAACCTAACAAAGTAATTTACAGCCTTACTACCGAATAAAGCCTTTTGCTTTTTTATTTCTTTAGGTGTTAGTTTCATTTAAAGTCTACTAAGTCCTCAATATTAACTTTAAACTGTTTATAATTACCCTCTTCCGTATGGCTTACAATAGCTATATTACTACCTAAAGATTTTATATATACTCTTTTGTCATTATATGTTAATCTTCTTTTTAACATTTCTTTTTTAGTTTTCTCCAAAATCATTTTTTTCTTGTATATATGCCAGCTCTAATATTCTATAATCTGTTTCAAAGTTAAACGTTGTCGAGGCCACTCCATTAATATCAAAACATTGATAAGTCTCTCCATTCATTTCAGAATAGAAGTACAAACCCTCTTCGTCTATATAATAGCCATAGCTAAAGTCATTTTTTATTGACTCGTTTTCGTCTAACATTCTTTTTCTTTTTTACTTGTTTAACTTCTTTAGCTTCTTTTTCAGTTAGCCAATTAAATAAGATTTGCATTTGACTTTTAACGCAACTATTACAAGCCCAACTTACTTTCATGTCTGGATGTATTTCTTTTAATATAGGTTCTAAGTTGTTTCTTAAAAAAGATATATCTACAGAACCAGGAAAGGCTTGAGAGGTGTTATAAAATTTGATTGTTTCTTCTATTGTCATAATAATCTTCTTTCAATTATACGTAAAATTAGCGGTGTTATTAATATTATTGGGTTTAAAGTTATTAAAAAATAAATTAAGGATAACCAGAAGCTAATACAAAAGCTACAGTTAAAGGGCTTGTAGTCCCATTTATCAATCAAAGGTCTAGCATAGTCAACCCACGTTGTAGCTATGGTAATTATTAGTAATATGTTAACTATAGAATTCATTTAATGTCCATTTTTGTTTTATTTTATTTGCTAATTCTTTGAACTTATATTGTATTGTATTACGGTGAATGTCGCTTTTCTCAGCTAAACAGTTTCTATTTCCACTACAAATTAATAATTGTTCCATCATTATTTTATCTAAGCCATCTAGAGAGTCTATTAAGTCTTGTAAAACATGATCCTTAAAACAGCTATTAGAATAAGTTTCTATATCTTCTATACTACTAAAGTGGCTAGGTATATAGTATTTTGTTCTGTATTGCCCACGCTCGCTAATTATTTGATAGAGGCAAAGTTTATAAACATATTTTTTAATACTGTTTTCTGCTTCTAATCTTAAAATAAAATCTTCTCCCTTGTTAAGTAGTATGATAAAAATATCTTGTTTAAAATCTTCTAAATTGACTACATTGTATTCCCTACCTATCCAAAATATAAAGTTTTCTATTTTTTTAATTAGCTTTCTATTCATTAATACTCCTTAGTTATGTTGTACATTTCAGACTTAAGAAAACTTATGTTAGTTCTCATTGCGTCAACTACTCTATATCCAGACTCTAATAATCTTCTAAGCTGATACATTTCAGGGACTTCTACATTAGCTTCATTAGTTGCTCTAGCTACAGAAAAACCTTCTTTAACTCTATTATGTATTATTCTCTCATAGTCTTGATGTGCTTTAGTTCTTTTAGTTTCTATATGGTATAAGTAGGCAGTCAATTCTTTTAGCTGTTTGTTAAGGTTATTGCCATCTAGTACGTCAGTTTGTTTGTATTCCTTAACTATTTCCGCTATTCGGTTTAGTGTTGATTTCATCTTGTAGTTGTTGTATGGTTAATAGTAAATTCATAAAGTCCTTAAATTCTAAACAGGCGTAATCTTTTTCAAAATTCTTAGTAAACACTACAACAGGAGTTTTCCCCATTGGTCTATCACTTCTAGCCTGTTCTAAGGCTTTCCAGATGTTTAACTTTTCTTGGTTCTTACATTCCCAGTGATAATCAAATAAAATAGAGTCTGGGTTAATGTCTATAATATCGCCTTTAATACTCATTCCGCCACTCATTGGAGTACGTCTTACATTAGTATTAAACTTTTTATTTAGTTGTTTGGCCACGTCTCTTTCAAAACGTTTTCCTTTCTGATTAGCATTCATCAAATATAGTTGTTTGGTTTACATTTTGTTTTCTTGTTATTCCTACTGCTGTTTCTAGTATTGTTCTACCAGCTTCATAGTCTACTAAGTTTCTTGCCATTTTATTAGTTGGTTGTTTACCTTTGTATTTATAAAAGTCAAAATCGTGAAACTTACATAAGTTTTGAACTTCCTTTGTTCCTGTTGAAATTCTTACTTCTCTATTAGTTAAAATGTTAGGTAAATTAAAATTAGTCCAATATAAATGCCTGTGTCTTTTTTGTGCAGGAATTAATGGTTCATAATAAGGAATTACATTTTCAACTACATATTTACCATTATATAAGTGTTTTAAAAATAATATTTCTTCATAAAGTTTCATATCAGGATACTTCATTTTAATTTTATTTTTATTGCTTTGTACTAATCTACTATGTGTTGGACAAGGTGGTGAACTCCAAATAAAATCAAAATCTTTGTAATGGTCTAATAAATATTGGTGCGCATCTGCTACTATTACTTTATCATTTGGAAACCTTTCTTGATATAATCTTGCACATTCTGGATCTAACTCAACCGCTGTAACTTCAATGTCTTCTTTTACCTCATCCCACTTGTATCGGTTACCACCTAAACAAGCATATAAATTTAATATTTTCATTGTTTTTGTTTTAAAATAATTCTGTTTGGTTTACATTAGTTTTATTATAGTAATCTAAAGCACAATCTAATATATGCTTACCAACTTTTGGCTCAACGCTATTTCTTAATAATAGATGACCATTTATCCTTGGTATAGGCATACCTAAATACTCGCTTAATTCCTCCTTACTACTTCTACTTACATCTATATTTTTAACCTCTAGAGGGTCAATCTTAAAGTTTGACCAATATGGATGTCTTCCAATCATTGCATTTGGTTTAATTAAATAATCATAATAAGGAACTACATTTTCTATCGCCCAAAGTCCTTTACCCCAACTTTTCAATAATATTATTTGTTGATATAAACTCATTTCAGCATATTTTTTTTCTTTTTGCGAATAGCAAAGTCTTGAGTGGCTTGGGCAAGGAGGTGAGCTCCACACAAGGTCATAGTTTTTATAATTGTGTAGTAAAAATTGATGGCTATCTGTTTGTATAACTTCGTCATTCGGAAACTTGTACTTGTATTCAGACGCTATATCAGAATTAATTTCTATTGCAGTTATATCGTGTTCATCTCCCCAAAGAGTTCTGTTACCACCGATGCCTGAATATAAATTTAATATCTTCATAATATTTGAAAATGTTTTCTTATTATTTTGCCCAGTTCAGCGTCATTAGGATAAATCCTACACAATAAGTTAATATTACGATCAGTAGGGCTATAAGGGTGCTTATAGTCTGTGTCCTTTGTTTGTCTGTATTCATTTAAAGCTCTCTTTTTCATTCCTTGATAAATATTTTTTCTATTAAAAAAGTAAATAAACAGCCTGTTAAAAAACTGACTATGTGTGATGCTAATATAGTAAAATAAATTTTATCCATTTTCTGTTGATTTTAATTCTGTTTGTTTTAAGTTGTGTTTATACGTTGAAAAATCTGTTTTTAAAATAGCATTTTCTTTATATGCTACAGCGTTTTCATATTTTAATTTAGCTATTGATCTATAGTTCTCTCTAATTTCATGCTGTAAGTCATGTATTAAAGACAAAATATCTACTAAAACTTCTAACCCTTCTTTTTTTGCTGGGTTATTATTTTTTTCAATATCTGCACTAGCTTTTATAATCATTATATCTAGCTTATTTTTTCTTAACATTACGTCTAATTCATCCATTTTGTATGTGTTTTAGTGGGTTATTTCCTCCGATTGTATAATAGCCATTATAGAAATTAAATCTTAAAGGCTCGTCTAGTGTTGTAAGTTCACCGCCAGTCATTACATTTTTTACTTTTTGTACGTGCAGCTCTGTCATTGTTTTAAAGTCTGGATGGTTTCCGAGTCTATGAATAGCAAACACATCGTCTGCTCTGTTTATAAAACCCATGCCTCCCTCAATATCACTAGCCTTAGGAGGTTGAACATAGCCCTCTAAAGGATGGCCAGGCTTGTAAACTCTTCTAGCTGCTTCACTTATTGGGTGCGTATTAATATAAATAGTCTTTCCTGTCTTGTTACAGAACTCTCTAACGTTATTGCAAAATAAATAGTTTCTGTCAAACTGCCCAAGTTTACCACCTCTTTCAATATTTAAACCAGTATAGGGATCAATTAAACAACCGTCAACATTTTCTTTAGCAAATATGTTTAATAAATCTCCAGCAGTATATAGCTTTCTATTATCTACAAACTTAAAATAAGTGTCTATTATTTCAATCTGTTTTTTTATTTCAGACTCAGAAAGCTCCTCAACCTTTTGACCTGTTAACATTTGGATCATACTAATTTTTAATAGCTCTGGTGAGTTCTCTCCACTCCACACACACCATTTTAAATCATTATTGATAGCGTGACAAAGTAAATACCAAATAAAAAAATATGTTTTACCTACATTTGGAAAGCCACTTACTACAACCATTTGTCCAGGTTTAAACCTCACAAACTTATCAGTAATTGGACACCCTATTCCTAGCCCTTTCTTAATTTCTCCGTTCTTATATTTGATTGCGTATTCTAAACCGTAACCCTTACTTAGTATTGCCATTTATAGTGCTTAAAAATTTGTTTAGAGAGTCTGTGTTTTTGTGTATTGGATCACTAAAAGTAGTTTTTTTCTTAGACTTTTTAGCTGCATCAACTCTTTTTAAATATTGCTCTTTTCGTTCTTTGTATTGTTTATCTAAAAATTTTATTTTAATTTGGTTGTCCTTTTTTTCAATCATGCTCTCGTCTATCAATATATCTAAAGACTCTTTTCCAATTCGTCTAGACATTTTAGTGTAAGTCATTTTACAATCTTTGTTCCAATAGTGAAAACAGGCATCTATAAAAGAACCTTTATCTTCTTTAGATAAATACATTATGTCACCCCCTAGCCATTGACTAGGAAAGGCTTTAAAATAAGGGAGTTCTTTACTCATAATATGCTTTATGTTTTTGTTCGTATTTATAATAAGCGAGTATCTCGTTCTCGTTTAGTGATTCCTCTGTATATAGTTTGTCAAAGGTGAAGGACACCTTTTGAATGTCCTCCACTTCTTTTTTAGGTTGTGCAAAATCAATATACTTGAAATCTTTTTTTTGGATTTTATATGCCTGTACTAAAGAAAGATAACTTATATTATACCTCTTTGCAATTTCTGGCATTGACACCCCGCTCATTAACATATTTTGTATATCTAACGAAGTTAAACCCAATGCTTTCAAGACTTTTGATTCTTTCATAATACTTAAAAGGGTAAGTCATCAGAACTCTCAGAAACTTGTGCTACTGGTGCTGCTTCTTTTTGATCTTCTGGGTTGTAAGTATTAACACTTAAAGAAACATCTTTTCCAAATTGGTCAGGCTGATCTTTAAGGTTTATATTTAATTTTAAGTACTTGTTTCCTTTATAATCGAAAACGTGCTCTTTTATTTTATCTATGTGAACAGTAACAGTCATCCAGTTATCATTCATTTTTTTACCACCACCGCAGTAAATTGTCGGTTTTTTTTCCATTGTTATTTGTTTTTATTTATTTGTTTGTAAAATCTTCAATTACTTCATATAAAAAATTAGAAAAATCTTCAGCTAAAAGCCTGTCTAATTCTGTCTTATCTGTTTTATTGTTTTCAATAAGTTCTAGTATTTTATTCATTCCATCTATAAAGCCTATAGATTGTTTGCTAGATTTATTTTCTTTAAAGTATTTTATTACTAATGCTTCTTGGTGTTCTTTAGTTATTATCATAAATTTTATTATTTATTATTTTTATACCAACCATGTTTCAGAATCTGACTTTTCACTTTCTTTTTTTAGTCTTTCGATTAATTTTATTAGTTTGTTTTTTTGTTGATTATCTAAACAATTTAATTTTAATATTTCTTGTGTATTAATTCCATAAAACTGAAACTCTTTTAAAAATTCATGAAAACATCCGTCACAATAATTGCCTTTTTGTTTTACTAAAAGCTCATGACAATACTGCCATTTATATACAGGCATTACTTTTAAAAAATCATATCTAATTTTAGTTTTTGTTGTCCAAAATACATTGTCACAAAATTCAGTTACTCTTTCTATATAATCAGTGTTTTTATATTTCATAAGTTAAAATTTATATGTTATACCTATTGCCACAAAGAACCCCCCTGTAGCTATTGCGAATGTATTAGGGTTTAAATTTAAGTTTTGTTTGTGCCAGACTATACTAGTAGTGCCAGCAGTCATCAAACTTAAGCCCCCAATTATAACTAATTTTTTCATAAATTAAAAGTTTAAGTCTAATCTTAATGAGTTAATATACTGTCTACACTCATCAACTCTATTGTAAATGTTTTCAATATCCTCATCATTTCTATAAATGTCAAATACTTTTATTCTATACTGTGGTTCTATGTCAGAATATTTGTATTTACTAGCAAACTCTACTAAATCAGTGCTTTGATCTCCAAAGTATTCTCTTTGAATTAAATCTTCTGGAGTGTCCATTAGTGTGTAAATTAACTTATATCTATCAATTCCAGTTAATGCCATGTAACCTTGAGCCTGATAGTAGTAGTCTTTATTAGGAATCGAGTTAAAAAATAAAGGAAAACTAAAACAATCCCAACTGTTTTTTACATCTATAATATGGTCATCTAAAATAGCGTCTGGCGTACCAGTTAAAAAATCATTTTCAAAAGACTCCTCATTCTTTTCTAGTTGTTTGTAGTTTAAATGTGTTTTAATAAAGTCTAAAGAGTCTACTTCTACAGCGTTTCCCTTATCTAAGTATTTGCTAAATATCTCTTTTCTACGACTATAAATTTGTTCTTTAGTCCATTCCTCTAAATAACTTATAGTAGTTTTAGAAAGTGTTTCTGTTTTACTTCTAGCGTTGGTCATTATCTTACCAATAGCTGAACATCTTATTTTAAATTCTTTCATGTTATTGGTTTTTAATTGCGTTAGCTACTTCGTCTGCACTAGCTACATTAGCGTCAACTCCTATTCCAAAGTTGGCTAAACATCTACCCCAGCTACTTGTTTCACAATTTTCTATAAAAGAAGTTTTGTTTATAAAAGTTGAGTTCTGCTTTTCGTGTGCGTGTCCTGATGCTACATCTATTCCAGCGTCATTTTTTATAGTAGTTTTAATTATTACACCATTGTCGTTAATGTGTGTAATTTCTGAGGTCATTGAATAACCTGTAAACTTTTCTCTAAAATATTTGATTCTTTCGTTTACTGTTACGTAGGCTTTACCCTTTATGTCGACTGTCTTTAATTTATTCATTATTGTAATTTTTAATTTTAGTTAGTATTATAATTATGTTTTTAATCCTCTTTGGATTGTAGTTAATAGATAAATCTTTTAATTCTAAAGAAATTTTAACTACTTGTGTTATCATTTGACTAAATCTATTTTGATGGATTTCTAAGTCATTGTCATTAAGTTTTAATGTTTTAAGAATATCTCTATTCCATCTAGCTTGTGACAAAACACCTAGTAGTCTATCACTTAAAAAGTTATGTCTTTCGTTGGCTTGCCAATAGTCCCACTCTTGCCGCTGCCTGTAGTAGAACTGATACTTATCCATCGTTAAACTCCTCCATAAGTTTTAGTAACACCTTAGAATAAGACTTATGTCCTAGCTCTTTGCATTTGTTTTGAAACTTTACTAGAGTTTCTAATTTATCTGCTGGAACATAAAATGTTCGCATAGTATATTTTAAATCTGACATATTTTAATTTTATAATTTAGTCAAATATATAAATATATTTATAAATATAAATATAAATTAAGAAAACTTTATTAACAAAGGATTGTTAAAATAGATGTGTTATTCTAGCAACTTGACCAAATTCACTAAATAAAAAAGACTCTATTGCCTTGTTATTAGAACTTTGATAACCAGAGGTATGATGCCATGTGTCAGCCTCGCTAGGAGACATGAGAGACTCTACCCAGAGGCCTGGATATTGTTTACTAATTTTATGATGTATGTGTTGAGTAAACATATATCTATATTTAGTACTAGACCAGTCTGGACATTCGTCAGCTACTATCATTGGTAATGTGTCAGCCTTGATTTTATGACCATGACAAGAAGATATTAAGTTGTTTTTGTACTTGTAGTATTTACGCATTTGTAAACTTACATCAAAAGTAACATCTTTATTATGTCTAAACCATGCAGCTAATAACTCAGCAACCATCCAACCCACAGTATTGTCGTGATTACCAGGAGTGAACATTACATGAACCTTAGAAACTTGTAATAACATTTCTATTATCTCAACCATTAACCTTTTTGCAATAAGAAAATGATCGCTCAACAATCCTGTACTATCTTGTTTAGTCCCTCCAGTAGTAGTCATATTAAAATTGTCAACGTGCAATAAGTCACCAGAAAGCAATAAAATAGTCTTATCTATATTAAACCCTTGAGACTTTGCTAGACACCCTCTAACACCCTCTAAAGCTCTACTAACTACGATTTGGTCGTTATACTCTTCACCACTAACAAAAGACCTACAGAGTTTTCCTATATGCAAATCACTAGGACACATAAACAACAAATGTCCGTCAGTATATTTCTTATAGTTTAGTTTAGGGTATTTAGGGGAATATTCTTTAGCCTCTTCTATAACTTCTTTAGCTAGTTTTTTAAAGTCTTTTTCTTGTGGTTTAGGTTGTTTAAAATATAAACTAGCGTTTTTGTTTTTAATCCATCCAGAATGAACAGTCTCAGCGTCTAAACCTTCTTTTTCTGCTTCCTCTTTAACTCTTCTATATTGGTATATTACTTCTGCCTCATCTGGCTTAAGTCTATATTTTGGATTGCCTTCAGTCTTAGACCTTTTTTTCCAATGTTTCAAAATTGTTTAGTGTTGGTTTTCGTAAATATAATAAAAATTATTTATTAATTACTTTTTGGAACTAGTGCCATAGTAAAAAGCAAATATATTTCCAATTACTACTCCCTCTATCATACCCATTAAATGAACAAATAAATCATTGTCAGAAACTGTAGGAATATAAACAACTGAATACAATATAAAAACAAAACACATTAAACCTATAACACCTGTCAAATTCATCATAAAATTACTAGCACCAGCTTTAGCCATTTCTATTTCCCTTTTTCTAGCTGAGTCTCTGTCTGCTACTTCTAATTCGTATAAGTCAACAAGTTCTTTATGTAGTTGGGTTTTCTCTTCTGAAGTTAGTGTTTTATCGTCTTGAACTAAGTTTTTCACTATTCCTAGTAAGCCCTTATCTGGTAGTAAGTTTCCAGCTAAAGCTAAAACTTGTGGTGCTTTTTCTTTTAATAGTTTGCCTACTTTAGTATCTTTTAATTTATTCATAAGGCTTGTACTTAGTTCTATTATTAGCGTCTTTATATGCTACTAATATTTGTCCCCTTTGTTTTCCGTCTGTGTTATAACTAACGTGAACCCAATTAGGTTTTTCTTGTGTGCCAAATTCCCAAATTAATTGGTCAAATTCTAAATTGTCTTTTATATAATGAAATACTTGAGCGTTGTTTGGATCATGTCTATAGTCTCTGTCTATGTCTATCGCTTGACCTTTACAATGCTGAGACTTAGTACTCCCTCCGATTGCTTTATTTAAAGCCTCTGATCTATAGCCACTAGACACGCTAAAAGATACACCAAAATAATCTCTAATAGGTTGAAATATCTTATTCGCTAAGACTTGCATATTTTTAAAGTGGTCAGGTGTTGGACTGTTGTCTATTCCTAACCTAGAAGCTGTTCGGCTTTTAGTCATTTCTGAAAGACTAAGATTCTTACTTAGTTTCACTATTTCTTTTATTTACTTTTTTCTTAGCACTATTGATTAAACGTGCTTCCATCTTCACAACCTTAACCCTTAACTGTATATTTTCCTCAATTAACAACTCTATTTTTGTTTCAAGCTGTTGTATCTTATTACTAAGAACCGCAACTTGTTGCGCATATAAATTATCTTCTCTTTCATCTTTCTGAGCAGTTATGTCAATTTTCTTTTTCCATATACTCCAAACCTCTTTTAATCCTATTGCAGATATTAAAGCAGTTACAGCCATCAATATACTGTGGTCATCCATCTTAATACTTTTTAAACAATTCATTATTCTGGCATTGGTTCACTCCAATCGCTACCAGCTAAAATTACTAAAATTTCTTCGTGAGTGTATACTCCTAAAGGTGTTAAAGTTCCATCAGTTATAAAACTTGGTTCAACTTGGTAACTTAAAACCATTTCAGTATTAGCTAAATTCCTTCTTACAGATTGAGCAGAGCTTTGGTTTACTTGTGAAAATAACACAAGGTTGCTGTCTGATAAATCACAAATTATGTATGTTCTATTATTCATTTTTATTTATTTAATATTATTAACTTGGTGTGTCTTCTGTTCTGTCAAGTACGTCCATATTTACACTAAGAGAATTGCTACTGCTGTAAGGTGCATCTCCTATAACTTCATCGCCACCCATTCCAGAACTCAATCCATTGGCATAACTACCAACACCATCTACTATATCATTCTCAGTCATATTACTTGAAGTTCCATTGTTACTACCTTTTTCATCTAATACTGTCCAGTTAGTATTAAAAGAACTATTACTTCCTAACTGCCACCAGCTTACTAAGTTTGAATAGGCACTATGGTTGTTTAGGTTAGATGGTACACCTTCGTTATAAATTTCTGTTACTTGTGCAGATGTTAAAGCTGCGTTCCAGATTGATACATTTGAAAGAGAGCCATTTAGATATTGACTATAAAAATCGCCGCCAAGTTTTAAAGTAACAGAAGCATTATGCAAAACTGTCCCTGTATTTGTTCCTGTTGATGCTGTATCTTCTACGCCATCAATATAAATTTTTGCAGTTCCTGTAGAATCATTTACACACGCTATGTGATGCCAGTTAGAATCATTCACGCTTATGCTACTATCCATATAATATAAACTTGATGCTGTATAAAATCTTGTGAATCTAATTTTTCCACTTACAATTAACATTATCCAAGCCCTATTACTTCCATTATCTTTATTAATAAGCCTCATTATAGAAGTTGAAGTTCCTATATTAACCCAAGCAGACAAAGTTAAATCTCCAGTAATTTGTAAACTACTATCATTACCACAATCTATATAATCATTTGCTCCATCAAATGAAAGTGCATACGGTGAATAACCACTTGTAAAACTTAAATCACTTTGTACTAAATTGGCTTGTGTCATTCCTGAGCTTGTGCCATCGTTTGAATTAGAACTTGAGTCTTCAATCGTCCAGTTAGAACCATCATAAGTAGCAGAGGCATCTAATTTCCACCAACCTTGTAAAGAAGTAAATCCTGACATTGAAGTAAGAGGAGAACCATTATTGTAAAGAGTTTCTATTTGGTTTACTGTTCCGCCTGTTCCATCTGTTAATGCTGTGTTGAATATTTGAACATTTGAAAGTTCACCACTAAATAAAAAACTATTTTGATTTGTCTTGCCTATTAAAACATTTTGAGTTGAATTATATATAGTTCCACCTGTTCCTGTGTCTTCAAGATTTCCATCTATATATAGCTTAATGTTAGTGCCATCGTTTATCCCAAGAAAATGATGCCAATTACCATCATTTACATTGGTTGTAGAATTAATTTGACTTTGGCTACTTCCGTTAGTTGATATCCAAAAAGAAAGTATTCCCGTAGATTTTGTAACGTATGAACTCCAAGCAGAATCACCTGAGATCCATTTAGTAATAATATTAAAATAACTATTTGAACTTGAATTATCTATTTTAAACCAAGCAGAAATACTTAAATCACCAGTTATTTGTAAACTTGAATCATTACCACAATCTATATAGTCATTAGGTATAAAATCAAAAACATAATCTTTCAAAGAACTATTAGGCACTAAATATTCTGCTCCGTTAAAAGAATCTTGGTCTCCTAAAGGTGCGTAAAATACTGGTTTTGGACTTAGCGACATCGGGTTTCCTATACCAGTAGAGCTTGAACCATAAAGAGTTGTTATTTGGCTTGAAGAAAGAGCGTAGTTATAAATGGAAAAAGCGTCAAGTTTGCCGTTTAAATAGTGTAAAGATCCAGCATAACTTCCTATTGTTTTGATATTACCTGCTGTGCCAATTGAAACAGTTGTAGTTTTATCTAAATTACCATCTAAATAAAATTTAATTTCATTAGCTGTACTATCAAAAACAAAAACTATATGATGCCAATTATTTACAGTTATAGCTGTTGTGCTAATTATATTAACGCTACCATTCCAATAATAAAATTTACCAGCTCCAGACGGGCCGCTTCCTTCATCTAATCCAATCCCTTTAATTGTTCCTTCTGTAGTAAATAGATAACCAACCCCACTACTTGTTAAATCGTCTGACTTAATCCAAGTAGAAATTGTATGTTGATTAGGTAATAAAACACTTGAATTTAATTGTATATACTGACTACTCCCATCAAAGTCCATAGAATAGTTACTCTGCTTGTCTTTATTCTCATTGTTAGGCAAACGCCATTGTCTATTTGTAAACTGTGTACTCATATTCTTAATTAATCTCCCATTCTATTCCAGTATATTAGGTTTGAACCTGATACTGTGGTTAAGTCTTTAGTTAAATTAGTTCCTGTTGCATCGTAAATGCTTTCTACTTGTGTAGATGTTAGAGCTGTGTTCCAAATTCCTACTTCGTCTATTAAGCCATTAAAATAACTACTTCCATTTCTTCCAATTAATAAATCATTACCATTAGAGTTAACATTGCCCGTTCTTGAATCTGTGTCAACAGCAGAACCATCTAAATAAGTAGTAATTGTTCCAGAACTTCTTACAAGACATAAATGATGCCATCCTGTGCCAGTAATATTAGTTCCTAAATCAGCTACTTGAGAATCTCCATCAGCATTTTGCATATATAATATTTGACCAGATGTTTGGAATTTTAATCTATATTCACTATTGGAAGTTCCAGTAACTAATAAACCTGAATAATTAACGTGTGTTTCATAATTTATCCATAATGACCAAGTAAAATCTCCTGTTCCAAAATCAAAATCTGTAGTATTAGGAACTTGTAAATAATCTGAACTCGCAGAATCAAAATTCATACTGTAATTATTAGCAATACCAGCCAAAGCAATATCTACTGTTTGTGTAGATGTATTTGGACAAACACTTGAACCACTTGAAGTAGTATCATAAG